TGTCATCGGGTTTCCTTTAGGTCAAGGTCAAGGGATCTAACGCCCAAGCGGAAGGGCACCGCTCGGTTGTTACCTTAGTGAAGTGTCAGAGTGTGGTGGTTTGTGTCCCCCACTATTTAGGGCAAGTAGCCCATGGAAGCCTGTCTAGTTTTGTTCGGTGGACAACCATTCGCCTTTGCGTTAGGGAACGCTGATCGCTCACTAGGCGTGAGCGTCTACCCTCGTTTCCGAGTGTTCCCATAGTGAGGTTCAGTGTCTCACAAGGGCTGATGCTCATCTCTTTATGAGCTGCTGATTTGAAGTTGGGGGGTGCTGGGCAGGTTGTGTCTACGCCTACCCAGCGATCAGATATTAGACGCGCTCAAATGGTCGCGTCCTGTGGATAACCTTTTATTTATTTGGTCAAGGTCTTTTGGTCGCCACACATGAACCTCTTGTCCTGCGTCTTGTAATGCGTTGATCCATTCCCACTGGGTATCGCTGACGATTCCCTTGGTGGCTTTTAATTCGACAAAGATGCAACCGCGTGTGCCGGTATGAACCATGACGAGATCGGGGAAGCCTTGGTCGCCTGTGTTGGGTGTGATCCATTTGCCTGCGCGGATTTGTGCTGGTTGGGTGTGCATAACTTTCCAACGATGCAACTTAGCCAAGGTAATGACGGCTTTTTGAAACTCTGCCTCGGACGGGTCGCTCATAGTTCCAACTCCTCAAAGTGTTCAATAGTCCCGTGCTCATAACGTTGCTGGAAACAGTTAAGGCAGATAGGTCCTTTGCCTGTCACAAACCATGCAATCATGACTTCGTTTTGGCAATGAACCGTTTTTTGACAGTCAATGCACTTGAGGATGATTTCTGCAAGTAGCGGATGGTCATCGGGCAATGAGTCGTTGAAGTAAACCAAGGTTGGCTCAGCCACCGTTCATCAACCTGTCTATGATCTCGGACGCCTCACGCTTAGTGGATGGTGCTTGACCTTGGTAGTCCTTGGCTCGAAGCATTGCTAACTGTTTCGGTGTCGGTCCTTCACTAGATGAGCCGAGAGCCTGTGTGCGTTGGACTGCTTGTGTCAATGGTGCAGCAGGTTTTGTCAGTACGGCAGGACCAACCGAATCGGGCTGACGATTGCGTACTTCCTCATAAGACGCCAACTTGCCGAACGACATCATCAAACCTAAGACACGACCAAGAGCCGATGTGCTTGCGTTCATCTGCTCACTATCACGGGTGAAACTGGTTTTGCCTGGGAAAGGTTCAAAGCAGGTTGCCTGTGCCGGTATCGGGTCGTCAGGTGTACGCCATGCCTGCATCGTGACCGAGATAAATGTCTTGTCGTCAATGCTGACGATCTCTGGTCGGTTCTCCATGATCCTGAGTTCGGGCCAGCGTTCCAATGCAGCTGCAAAACGGGTTGGTACGTCTACATAGTTTGAGAGGTCCATTATGATTCCATGTCCTTTGTGTGTCGGCGTTGCACGCTAGTTGCGTTCTGATCGGCTCGGATTGCTTTAGAAACTCTGACCACTCGGGTCACTTCCTCCAATGTCATACCGTGAAAACTAAGTTCCTCGGAGCAGTCGTAACAAATACCGCGTAATTCAGTTTGAAGGCGAACATCTAAATTGGTGAACTCGGCGTCACAAATTGAGCATGACCTCATTTGAAACCACCTAGCCTCATAGCCACGATCGTGTCTTGCGTTGACTTAGTGAGATTCGACAAGTAAATGCCATGTTCCTCGGCAACATAAGCCAACTCAGTGAGCGCCTTCCTCAACATCGCCACATCCTCCACAAGGCGTTCAATCTGCCATGTCGCAGCCTTCATCGCGATCTCGGCTTTAGTGATAACGGCGGTCATTTCGGCTAGTTGGTCCATCACGGTCGGGTCTCCAATGCTTGTCGGTAGATGCCGTCACTATAGACCAACGGTGTGGCGTCTTTGGCTTTCATGGGTTTAGCAAGTTGGGTTGCTATTAAGTTCTTAGACCTGATCTTGCGTCGGTCGTTCTCGGTGGTGCCAGCCCAAATACCGCGCTCGTCAGGGTGCGAAAGTGCATACGTCAAACATTCAACATGGACAGGGCAGACCGCGCAAAAAGGCTTGATTACATTGATGTTTCGTAACGACTGCATACCAGAACTCGGAAAGAACAAGTCGAGTGGGAGGTCGTGACAAGCTGCGTCTGTCTGCCAGTCGGGTCGGTGAATGTTCAACACAAAGACCAGGGCTTCCAACCGCATCCGCCTGTCTCAGCAATATCGGAATACAAAAGGTAAGCAAATCTGAGGTTGAGTGTGGGGTCGCTCATGGATTCCTCCATTGGCATATCAAACAGTTGCTCAACATATTTGCGGTGAATTTGGTTGATTTGTGCCACGCCGTGATCGTGCCCGTTGAACTGTGGGTGCGTGTAACTCACGTTTTGGCAACGGGTTTCTTTCCACAACAAACGACCCAACTTTTCTAGGGTTTCGGTGTCATTGGGCCAGCCGACAGTGATCGCAGTCTGGAACCATTCTTGGCATTTGGTGTCGGGGTGAAAGTCGGCTAGTCGAGTAAACGGGACAGTGCTTGTGGTGGTGCTGGTGGTGGTGGAAGTTGTTGTCGTTGTGAGTTCCTCTGCGCGGTCCTCCAGTTGTTGGGGTGTCAACATCCCGAGGCTGATTGTTTGGGGCACAGACGGAGCCTGAAGGGTCACTGTGGTCTCTTGTACGCCTGTGATCGCCCAGAGTGCGCACAGTCCATAAGTGCCAAGTGCTAAAAGTGCTAGTCGTTTAAGGTTCATTTAATAGTCCTCTGTTAAGTCCGCAACTGATTTGCGTGTACTGAAAAAGCCGTTTAATTGCGGGTTGGTTTGCATGATTTCACGCGCAAAGAAAGCGCGATAGTTGTTGTTAAACTTGAAGTCGGATGACGGGTCGTTGGTGAGCGCGTATTCGTACCGGAGCACTTCAATTAGTGCAGCGATGCCGTAATGCTGATAGCCACGGTTCTGCAGCTCATAAGACATTCGAGTCAGAGTGCGGAGCACCCACGGGTTTGCTTCTTTGAACTTCTCGTATTTGAGCAGTTCGGCTGGAACATCAAGTTCCGCTAACAATGATAGTTGCATCTTTCCTCCTGAGTCGGGTTTCCGAGGTCGGGAGTAGGTTTACCGACTCAAACGTCGGTAGTCAAGTCATTGCCCAAAGATCGTTTTGAAACTCTGGTCAACTAGGGCCACACTGTCGGCGTGTGCAGGGTCTATCTCAATGTGTGTCCAGTCGGCTCCTGGGGTGCCGCCGTTGGCTTTGTCGGTCCACACTTTCCAAGCGTCACGATCACAACGCCAGCCTGCGCCCCACTTGCCACACTTTAACGGGACACCCGTACCGTCGTAAGCATGTATTTCCTCAATGCCTAGAAGGTCGGCGTGAGCGACTAGGAACTCGTTTAAGGCTTTGCGTTGCTCAACTGTCCCTTTGAGGTCCATTGCTCGCCAGGTCGCGTGTACGGACTTTTTAGAGGGGTCTGAGCGCATCCCACGGTCGGAGTAGATACCGATACTTTGGACGCCGAACAGGTAGGTGCAGTAGTCCATAAATTTGAGTGTGCCCATGCGACGTACATTGCCTCGGGCGTCGGTCGATCCTGTGTAATTACGCTTCATCTTTTTCTCCCTTGTCTTTGAGGCCGTTACTGGCAAGGATTCCTGAGAGTGCTCCGGTCAGAAAGAGCATCATGGGCGAAAGTAACGACCATGCGCTTTCGTCGTTTGGTGATACTTCAAGCGGTTGTACGACGAACAGTAAGCCGTAGAGAAGTGAAGTGGTACTTAGGACGAAAGTTAGTGAAAGGGTGACGCCGACGACAAGGATTAGTCGCGCTTTGATTTCGGAGTTAGTCAACTTTCTAGGCATCAGAAATCGCCTTCAGGAACCATTAGACGCACAGTGTGTGAGCCTGTGCCAGTAACCGCATACAACGAGTTTTGAGGCGGTAAAACAATCTGGAACTGTGAACCGTTTGTGATTGTCAGACCGTTAGTTGTGCTCACTGTTGCTCCGCCCAAATGGACGTCTCCTGCGTCGGGTTCAATAATAATTGTTCGCGTCGCATTGGCGGTTTCGGCGACCAGCAATGTGGCGGTTGTGGTCACGGTGATTACGGATGAGATCATGGGTTGCATCTTTCTGCGGTTGGGTTTTCTTGGCAGTTGTATCGAGTGCGGTCGCTGCAGCTGGTGATGACCAGCATGAGGGCGACGGCGAGAGCTGCGATCACGGCGAGAGTTTTCATGGCAGTGGGTGGTTGCTGTTGTAGACACCTTCGGCAACCCATGTTTCGTATTCGTCGTCAGTCATGAGGCGTTCGGTGTCGTCTACTTGAATATAGACGGAGTCTTGTGGGTAGAGGGCTTTATATTCGTCAATAGTCATCAAACTGTTCCTTTGTATCCGTACACGGCAATAGTGCCACCCGTAAGTGTTCCTGATTCTGGGACAAGTTTGAAACTTGTGTATGAAGTTGCGACACGATGTTCGCCCTGCATAGTTCCGTACGCCCCAGAGTTTTGATACACACCATTAGCAAATTTTGTATATGCGGCTTTAAACGGTCCCATTACTTCAACCCTGACATGGGCGGTTTGCCCTGCACTTAAACAACCGCCAACCCAGTTACAAATAGTTTGATTGTTTCGACCACCACCAAAAACAGTGTTTGCTGATGAATCTCCATATGTCATAAAACCGTAGTAACCAGTGGTGCTACCGCCAATTTCAATACCAATAGAAGCGGCCGTGGAACCTGTACCGCCTGACAAAAGAATCAAATAGTTGTCGTAGTCAGCCGAAAAAGCACCTGTCACAGTAACCGACGAAACTGTTGTGCCGACAGTCTGTGTCTTGACCAGCCATAAGCCGACACTGTTCATCTGTGCTGCTGTCAGGACTGCGCCCGAACTGAATGTAGGTGGTGTAGCCATAATGTTTTCTCCTTTACCAGCCGAGACGACTGAAATTCAATTTACCTAAAACTGACGAGTCAAGCGTAAAAAATTGGTAGTAACTCAACGGGCTAAACGACAAATCAAAAGTAGTTTGCTCAGGCGTCACATTAATTCGATAGCCTTCCATCACCATGTCTTGACTGTAATCGCTAAGTTGATTCGGCGGCCGATACTCAAAATTAACCGTTCTATTATTTTGATTAAAACATTCAGACAACCATGACTCTAAAGCGTCGCTGTTTTGCGCTACATCACTGAAAGAACAAGTAAACCGTTCTTGCGTTGGGTCGTCAAAATTGTTGACAATCCAGTCGGCGTTACCGCTGGCCTGCGTAGTTGTGTAATCAACTGTTGATGAAGAATAAAAGGCAGGGCCGTATGTTGAAACAGCGGTAGCGTTAGTGCTGGTTTGGCTAGCCAGCCCGTTAGGTGAAATTGTCGCCGTGTTAATAAATTCAAAACCTGCCGCTATGCGTTCAAACTGTTGGTATGCAATCCGTGTTGCTGATGGTGTACGACCTATTTTTGTGGCAATCGGTGCAAGGCTAGAAACATAACTACGCCCAATAAATTGAAGGGCATTGCCTTCTAAAAAACAGTAACCCCGTTCTGTGGTCACCAGAAAGTTTAAATAGTTGGTGACTGTGCCAGTGTAAGTAGTTCCGCTAGCAATGGAACCTGAACCGTAACCGATGACGCCCATGTCGGCAGGCAAAATACCTGAACTACTAAAAGTGTCTAACTGGTTATCGCAAGTATCTTGAGCAATCACAAAATTAGTTGTTTGGATTCGACCAGCCCTAGAAATAAAATCAGCACAAGTAAACGTGACGGTGCTTAAACCTGTGTCGCCAGGGTAATCGTTATATGTTATTTTTTGTAACCAAAAATGGCAGTTAAAATCGCCGTTAAGGTATGTACCTTTAACCGTCAGCATTTTGCCGTATTCAACAGTTGCAGCAAAATTGTCGTTGTTATTAAGTGTAATAACGCATTGACCACCCGAATAAGTATCCAAATACTGTTCACGACCACCATTAATATTTAACGACAAAACACGGCTAGTAAAACTTGTTGCGCCACTGTCAGCGGTAACAGTCCATGTCATCTTCGGCATTACATAGCCCTAGTGTTAAGCGGTACTGGGCCCGACTGACGTACATACTGCTGAAGAGCTCTGACGATACTGTTCGGGTCTCCGCCGTTCACATTGACAGTGATATTGGCACCGCCGCCCATCGCACCGTTGGGTGTGATGTTCCCAGACGACGACGGTGTGAACAGTTCGGGTCCACGCTCACCGACTAAGTAGGAACCGCCCGACATGACCGGACCGCCGTTGGCGCGGAACTGCAAACCTGAAAGGTCTATCCCTTGAGCACCAGCCATAGCCGCAAAAGGGTCACTGACTTTGGCGTAAGTCTTTTGGAACGCCTTAATCTGACCGATCAATGCTAGAGCGCCTTCTAGATCACCTTTGTCAACAAGGACCTTGACCTGGTGCGACGAAATGTCGTCCATGTTCAACGCAAGGTTCATAATGTCGGTAGTGGCTTTTAGCAACTGTTCACGGTATGCGGCGATGTCCTCAGTGGAGCCAGTAGTGAACGCTTGAGCAGCTGCAGTGCCAAGATTGTCTAAAGAGGTTTTAGCGTTGTCAATAGCGACATCTGTTTCTAGTGAACCGATTAAGTCTTTCCACGCATCGTCAACATTTCGGATTTCTTTCCATGTGTCGTTCAAAGTGGTTTTCAATGGCATCACGGCATCAAGTCGAGTCTTTTTAATGACGTCTCTAAACTCTGCGGTTTCCTCCCGCGCTGCTTTCATCTCCTCAGCGAATACGGGGATCACTTCTTTTTTACTGCTAAACATTCCGAAAATGTCTTTGAAACCTTCTTTGACATCGTAGATAACCATGTCAACGGTTTCGTTAATGTCATCCCACACGGTCGCAAAATAAGTTTGTTTCCACTGCTTTTGGAGCCATCCGTACATATCGCCAAGACCTGTGATGGTCTTGTCAATAAGTTCAACAATGTCTGTGATGATCGGTATTAAGAACTCACCAAAGTTGATCGCTAACGCTTTCGCTTTGTCACCAAAGTCGTCCATCGTGTCACGAAACTCTTTGGCTTTTCTTAGTTCGTCAGGATCAACGACCTGCGCGTCACCAACATTCTTGAGCGCAGTCTTAAGGTCATCAGCGCCCATTTCAATGAGTTCCGACATTGACTGCCAGCCCTTACCGAGCAACTGTGCAGCAACCTTCGCTTTTTCGGCTGGGTCTTTAATCTTTTTAAGACGGTCAATAGTGTTTAAGAAAGTCTCGTTGACGTCCAACGAACCATCACGCAGATACACAAGGTCAACGCCAAGGTCACGAACTTTGTCTGGATCAGCACCGATCGTTTTATTGAGGCGACCGATGGCACCTTCAACGGCATCAATCGGGATACCAATATCACCAGCTGCTTCGATATAGCGTGAAGCGTCCTCAACGGCCAGACCTGTGGCATCAGCGAACTTGCCTGCTTCTAAAGCGACAGTCTGAAACGCAGTAATTGATTCTTTAGCAAAACCGATAACGGCGGCTCCGGCAGCAATACCGAAAGTGACTGCGTTGGCTTTGACTGCATCAAAGATTGCAGTGGAGCCAGCCTTAAACTTTCCTAGTCCACCTTCAGCATTACCGACGGCAGTCTTAAAGTCACCGAAAGCCTTTTTAGCGTCCCTGATTCCTTTGTCTTGAAGGTCGGTAATAATTGGGATTCGAATAGCCATTAGAGAAACACCGCCTTTTGCAGTTGATTGATTCGGGCCATGACTTCATCCACGGACTGTTTCATTTCGGCTTCAATGGCTCCAGCGTTGTTTTCGTAGGCACGCCACATCACGCGAGGTCTGTTAGCCAAACCGTTTAATGCACGGCCTAAAGCGTTGTTGTTGTTTAAGCCTGCATAGTCAATAACTGAAGCGGCACCGTCTTTTTGAACAATGTTTAGAATCGCGTCTTTCTTTTTAGAAAGTGACGTCTCAATCTTTACGCCTCTAACGGCTTTGTCTTGCACATAAGGGAACAACGGACGACCACCAGGAGCCCAAGCACGACTCAAACCAGACGGCAAACCACCATTGTTTTTAGTTGCGTCCTCTGCCGGATACAGGCTTTTAGCCTCATCTACGGCAACCTTAAGAATCTTTTTAGCGTCTTTAAAGAATTGCTTCTTGACTTCAGGCTGGATCTTTTGGAGGACCTTCAAAGTAGATTCGAGTCCTTGAACTTGGATCGTCATTTGTTCCTCTCCTTTAGAATCTCAGCGACTGTCGAGAGGTCGTCAACGTCAAACTCTACCTCATTTGGGAAGTAGCCCGTGAGGACAAGAAGCTGCGCTAGGGAGTGGCGGAAACTTCCGTTGGGGTAACTTTTCCCGCTTCACTGTTCACGATCGTAATGTCTACAAGTTTGTTGACGAATGACTCAAACTCCACCGGAATGGACTGGCCGTGTTCTGTCTGTGATTTTGCTGAATGCCATGCCATAAACGCCATGTCCTCCATACCGAAGTTGTCGGCAAGGTCAGACGTTTTCATTTTAAATTTTCGTTCCCATGCGACAAGCGTGGCGAGGGTTGTTGTGATCGTGGCGTAGCCGTAACCGATGTCGAATCGGATCGTTAACTTCATGTCGGGTCCTTTGTTCGGGGTTTGTTAGATCAGGATTCAGACCAGGCGAACGTGCCGCCCATCAGGGTGATGGAGCAGGTGCTCAATTCGCCGAGCGAGTACACAACGGGCAGTGAGGGCAAGTAACTGCCCGTCAAAGTGCCCATGGGGTTTGTTGCGCTGGTAGCGGCCGACGAACCTTTAATGGTGACGGTCGTAATGACAGTGCCAACAAGCGACTTCAAGGTTGCGTAGGTCTCGGAAGCGGCAGTTGACCAGTACAGGTCAAGCGTCAAAGTGTTGTTTTGCAAACCACCGACGTATGCGACCGCAGTTGAACCAAAAGCGTTTGCTTGTAATTCTTGGATTGTTTGCGTCAAGGTTGCGGCGGTGCACTGATCGGAGATATCGACGGCACCGATAGAAATGACTGGGTTTGAGAGATAGGTGGAAGTTGCCATGACGGATCAATCCTTTGTGTTTTTGGTCGCGTCGGGCTTCGTCGCTAATTTAGCACCCTTTGAAGGATGGGTGTCGGAACGCTGAATGAAGCCACCTTCAAGCAGCCACTCAATGTCGTCAGACGGTGACGCGACAAACGCGGTGCCGATCTCGCCAACTCGAATTGAAGTAATAACGTAACGATCCATTGGTTTATCCGTTCTGTGCTTGTATCGGGATGATGAGTTCGTATCCGGCGTACTCTGCTCCGCCGACTGTTACGACTTTAGGTGATGCTGACATGACCGCAATGTTTTTTAAGACCAGCGATGACGTGAGACTTAGCAGTTGGCGCAAGGCGTCTAGGTTGCCTGGGCCGTTGCTGATGAGGGTGACAGGGAAAGTCATTTTGACGATGTTGTAGTTCCACGACTCGATGGATGGAGCATCCACAAAAGCGCAAGGTGGAGCGATATTGCGAGGATCGTTAACCACCCTAAGGTCCGGAATAGTTTGGAGAGTACTGACCAGATCATCTAGGGCCTCATTCAAAAAGTCCGTGTAAGCCATTTTAGGCGACCTGTGGTCTGTTGATGCCTAACAACTGTTTGACGATGCCTGAGAGCCCTACAACGGGCGCTGACGCCATGTCAGTGAACGACGCGAACTGGTCAACCGACCCACGCTGACGGTACAAGGCTGATCCATACATCAAAGTACCGAGGGTGACATCTCCGCCAGGTGAAGTTGATAGCGAGTCAATGTAAGAACTTTCTTGACGACGCCTAAAGCAGAAGGCGTTCGCCGCAGCTGCACACTGAACTAAGAAAGCAGTTTCGTCACCAGCGGTCGTGATTCCGAGATAGGTAGCGATCTGTGGCCCTGTCACCCAAGTGCAAAGTTGCTCAAAAGTAATCGTGCCGGCTTGAGCGTGTAACTCGTCAGGCATTTGTGTGTCCGCCCACATGACCGCGTTTTCAAGTGGATACGAAGTGTCGTATTCGATAAGACCTTCGGTGTCAACATTGACTGGCAAATACTGAGGCATCGCATAAACGGATTTGACTCCGTTGTATGCGGCCCCAGCATTGGCGACGGTTATGGATGCACCGACGACGATTTCGTTTGGTGTCAGCGTTGTTACGGTGACATAGCCAGGAACGATTACCGCTGTCTGAATTGTGTAAGTCGCTGCCATAGCGACCTCCGATCAGGCCTGGGTGATCTTGCGGATCATGCTGGACACTGCTGCGAAAGTTGAGCAGTATGCATGGACCGAGAACAAACGGCTGAGGGTGGAAGGCTGCTCAACGCTCAAGATTCCGCGTACTGATTCGTAGTACTCGAATGCCTTGGAAGCGTTGGTCACGATCATTGTCTTGGCAGCGAAGTTGCTGTCAACGACGATCTCAAGTCCGAGGGGGTTGGAACCGACCCAAGTGGTTGCGTTTCCGCCACCGAGAGCGTTCTGTCCTGCGAGACCAGGTGCGCCAACATACGGGAACAACGGACGGTTGCTTCCGTCAACGACCTGTCCCAACTGGCCCCATACGTCTGGCGAGACGAACAAGGTGTCTGGGAAAAAGTTGGTGCCGTTGCTGACGTCAACTGCGGCGTCGTAAAGCGACTTCATCAAGTCGGTTGCTGACAAGTCCCACACGCCCGATGATGTTGCAGCGGTAAGAAGTGCATCGGCTGCAATGTCGTCGGTCTTGAGCATGAGTTCGCCCATAAGGTCAGCCATGATTAATTCCATTGCTGCAGGTGAAGTGAAGTCAATGTCTTGCATTGACAAGGAAACCTGACCGGCAACGGTGGTCTTGCTGATCGTATTCGAGGCAATCACCATCGTGGTTGCCGACACTGCGTCGAACTCTGCCGATTGCGTATTCGTTGATGTATGGGTCGTGATGGTGGGTCTTACGAACGTCTTTTGCTGGCCGTTGTCGGGATAAGCGCGAGCGCCAAGACGATTGATGACAGGCCTGACGAAGTTGATATTTTGCACGAGCGGGCCCAACACGGGAACTGGCAAAAGACCTGGGGTGTTGGTCGTGGCGACATCGCCAGCAGCTGCTTCGTAGGTTGACTGATGTTCAGCCTTCCAATCGTTGACCGATGCGTTTACCTTGGAGAAAGTTTCTCCGCCTTGGTGGAAAGCGGCCATCCACTCGCCAGCCGAAGGAAGGCGCGGAGCCTTCTTTGCTGATGCGAAAATTGTTGGGGCTGTTGGCGCGGCTTCAGGTGCTGCGGCTTCGATGTGTTCCGACATGATTGTCTCCTCGACTTGTGGTTCTTTTACTGAGATTTCGTCGGGAGTTGTGTCTGCTGAAGCGGCCACATCTGTGATAGTAGCACCGCTGAATGCTGGTATGGGGACAAGGCTCAGTTCGCGCCATACGGCTGAGGTGATGATGATGGTTCCGTCCTCAGCACGGGTTGAGGTAAGAACATCTACGCCAACTGACACATTGTCTAGAACGCCTTCCTTGGCAAGTTGCAACGCTTCGTTTCCTGCAACAGTGTCAGCGATCTTGGCGCTGAACATCATGCCTTCAGGGGTTTCGGTGCGTGAAGTGACAAGGCCGACGGGTTGCGATGAGTCGTGATACATGAACAGTTTTGGTGCTTTACCGTCAACTGGTAGCGAGCCTGGTGCGAACTGCACTGAGGTTCCATCGCTCACGGTTGCAGAAATTCCATAAGGTGCGGCCACTCCCGAAATAGTACGGGTCGGTGCTTCACCAGCGGCGGCTTCAACATCAACTGCAAAACCTGCGGACAGAGTTAGTTTCATGAATTAGTCTCCTCAATAGTTTCTGTCATGTCGGGAGTTTCGGTCATCATTTCATCGTGCATCATTGATTCCAAATAAGAGTCAATATCAAACTTGACATAAGTGCCACGGGGCAAAACATTGTTGCCCGAAAGCGTTTGTGACACACAGTCAAGATACTGACGTGCGCCAAACAAATAAAGGTCCTCGCGTGCACCAGCCGATGTCGTGTATTGGTAACTTCCGATGTCAAATCCGCAAAGGTAGAAAGGTGTATTTGCGATTCTGCACATCTCTTTTCCGCTGAAGTCCGCGGACTCAATCATCAACATGTTGTCCGGCAGTGCTTTAGTTTCCTCGTACTTGAGGAACTCGTTGAGTGCTGCAGTTTGGTTGTTTACTCGTGCAGAGTTGAACGATGTCGCAAGGTCGGCTAATTCCTGCGCTGACAGGGGCTCGCCGCCAGTCTGCATGAGGACACCGGACGGTAAGAGCGATTCCGAATTGCGATAGCGCGAAGCTTCAACACGCAACGCTGTTTCTATTGCCGATTGTGACTGATACACGATTCCTTGGACAGGGCTGATGAACTGTACTAGATCATTTGGGTCAATCATTCCGCCTTGAAAATACACTTCTTTTGAAGGTGCAAACCACACGGGCGGAGCTTGATCCTGAGTGTTGACAGAGCCCGCTGGCAAACGAGTAAACGACGCAGGAAAACCGTCAGCGGTGCGTGAGGTGATATACCAGAACGCGCGTCCGTAATAGAAAAGGTCATCGAGTGTCCAACTCATGAGCGTGGAGTACGGAATTGTGGGATCGGGTTGACGCAACCATGACCGAGGAGCGATATAGACACATTCCATCTCTTTGTCGGTGTCATTCCAGACTTCGTTATACATTTCCAACTGTGTGGATGAAATAACGGAAGCAAGCAAATCTCTAGAGCGACTTAAAGTCGGAACTGAATTTGCGCGGTTACGGGCGTCGCCTTCGTAATACGCGTAATACTGCCCGATAAAGTTCGCGCCCTGGTTGGACTTGTAGGTGCCATACGATCCAGCAGCTGCAGCCTTATGGGATTCGTCAACAGGACTGACCGCTGCTTTGGTCACTTGTTTTGAGAATATGCCCACAGTTAGTTCCGATCGTTAAAGGTGTGATGGGCAAGCCCGACACCTGCCCACCACACACCCACAATACTTCAGGAAACCACCATCATGGGTTTAGCCCGATTCTGATACTTACTAGACAACGCGATACCCCACACGGCACACTTCGCCAACTCAATCGGACCAGGCGACGACTTGTGCGAAAGCGTGACACCCATACCCGTCTTAATCATCACGGCGCGGTTCATATGTTCCGACAAAGTGAGTTGTCCCAAATGCTTCACGCGGCCCTCCAAAATCATCTTTTGCGCAAGACCCGTGAACTTGATTAACTCCGCCTGACCCACGACGGTCATACGGCGACGCAAACTTAAAGGCGCATGAATCTCAAGAGTCGGGGTGATCGCCAGGGCGACAAGTTTGTCTGACATGACTCGATCAATCTCCGACCATAACGCAGTCTCGTTATCAACAATGAACTCCACAAACGTCGTGACAACACCGTCAACCATTGACGATCTCACGCCGACATAACGGTTTGTATCCATGCTCATCTCTACGGCAAGGACACCGCCGTCCGGCATTGGGCCGTCTATTTTGCAGGACCCCCACACGCCTTCCTCCAACCAACTGCCTCGACTACTAATAAACATATTGAGGTGGGCGCGTAGGAAACTGTCTTTCTTTGACACCGCTTGGAGCGCCTCAATCGTGATCGTTTTACCCAACGCAGGGTTCGCATAAACCCAGTTTTCAGGGTCACGCCAGTCCCGATCACCAATACTCCACTCAGCAAAATAGAGACGCGACGATTCCTGTTTTTCTATCTCGTTAATGGCAGTCTCACGCATATGAATCATCGCCGTACTTGACTCGTCACCAGCAGTAGACCAACACGACAACAAAGGTGATTTGCGAGCAATCTGCGAAGGACGCAAAGCCTCCGACAAACACTTCTCGCTTACGTTAAAAAGTTCGTCCACCACAATCAAGTCATACGACCCACCATGCAAATTAGGAGAAGCTGCACGAACCTCCCACATAGACCCGTCAGGCATCGTCACCGACTTACGACCAAAAGTCCGCATCGCCTTAGCCCCAAACAAATCCACCAACAACGGAGCCAAACTATTAAAGATCGCCTCAGCACGATCCAAACGGTTCGCCACCGAAAGAATGTTTTGGGGCTGACCACGCAACTTCGCAAAGTCCGTCAACCACCAACCGATCATCGCACACAAACCAACAGACTTACCGTTCTGACGAGCAGTACTGCATAAAGATTCACGGAACTGCAGATCGCCATTCTCGTCGTGGCTAAGTTGACCGCTCAACGCCAACAACTGCCACTCAAAAAGACAAATGTTTTGATACGTCTCCGCCCACTTAGCAACCAGAGGACCATACGACAGATTCGACAAGCCGGCCGTTTCCAATCTCGGAATATAGGCGCTGAGCAGGTCTTTTGTCGGCTGATTCTCGCCAGTTCGCGCCAGTTCATTGTAAGGAGAGATAACAAAAGGCGG